ACCTGCTTCATTTAAACGAACCTGTCCTTTTAACAATGCAACAACCTGTTGAGGGTTAATTGCTTTGTTGGAACTTGCTTCATTTAGCAAAGTACCGTCTACCTTAATAGAATGCAATTCTTGCTCATATGTTTGTATTTTGGAGTTAAACTTTTCAGCCTGCTCTTTCAATAACGTTTCATACTGGCCACGCTTTTCAAGTTCTTCTTGTTTGCGTTTTTCTTCTGCTTCTATCAATGTTTTGTAGTGATCAACATCCACGTTTGCGAATTTCTTCTCAAACTTGACTTTTTCACGTGCCACTCTCTCAGCCACGATTCTATTTAAATCTTCTTGACTGAATTGTGTTTGCTCTTGTGTTTCCGCCTGCTTTTCAACTGGTTGTTGCGGTGCAGTTTCCTCTGTTTTTACCACTTGTTCTGTGTCTGACATACTTTATTCCTCTTTCTATTTGGTTGAGTTCTACCCCTACCCTCTTTGGTAGTAATGTATTATTTATTATTTTTATTGTAATAAGTGTTATTTACGACGTTTTCTACCACCTCTTGTAGTGGTTCTAGTTCTCATGCTAGTTCTCATGCTGGATCTAGACATACCTGTTCTTTGTTTGCTTTTTCTGCCACCTCTTGATGCCATAACTTTTCCTCCTACTCGTTTTGGAATTAAACTTCTTACGCTGTTTGTTGTAATTGCTACCATACTAGTATTTAAAAGTTTATTGTTTCTAACACCTGTTTAGGTGTTATTTTTTGCATGGCTTCTTGGCATAATTCACAATCCTTGTGTATTGTATAACAAGGTGCTCCTGGTAAATCTGTAATGATATCCGTTTGATTTTTGTATCCTAGATGTTTTGGTGAAGTGCAATGACCCCATATTACGGTGCAAGGAACATCAAATGCCGCCGCAGTATGATGAGCCAATCCATCTGTTGTTATAACCCAATTGGCATATTTTACCAATGCAAAAAAATCACGAATCTCTGTTACCATGTTTATAGCACCAAACAATTCAGCATGACCTTGTGGTTTTGCCCTTATAACAACATAACCTGCATCACTTAATCCTTCAACCAATCTTTGCCAATGTTTCCAAGGCCAGTGTTTGTTGTTGGCGTGATGTGCATTTACTTTTGCATCTGGATTTACAAGAACATATTCACCATATTGTTTTTTTACGTTTTGTGCCCAAGCCTCTTCATTTGAATCCAATTGTATTGGTGCTGGTAATGGTTCATAACTATCAACATCATGATACCAACGTTTACCATTGGGTCTTTGTTCAACAGGAATGCCCTGTAAGTCAATCCAATCTATGTTTTTAAATGCTGGTTGTTTGCGATAGTTGATTGGACGTATATGTCCATCTTTTTGTGGAGCAATCTTTTTGCCTGTTTGTTGATGTACCTTGTAGGCTTCACCAAGCCACATCATGTCATCACCCATTCCCATTAGCGTTTTTTTCTACCACCTCTGGTCTTGGATGCTTGTATTGCCCTACCTTGTTTTTCAGCCTCTGCTTTTGTTTTGTAGATACGTCCTGACATACCCCAACGGTATCCACCTTTTACTTTTTTAACTGGCATCTTCGTCAAATCCTTCCCAACTTGGATGTTCATACCATTTCATTTCTTTTTTGTCTTTTAATATTTCTTTTCTTCTGATTCTGCAAAGATGGTATAACTCTAATAGATATGCTCTTGCCCTTACACCTGCTCTTTGATTTTTATTAACTTCAAATTTGAAGATATCTTCATTATAAAGACCAAGCAGTTCTCTTATACGCTGTTCTGTTTCGTTTTGCCATGGTGGCGGTTCGTGTATGAACTTACCCATTAGGATCGTTTAATAGATTGGCCTTTGTTCTTACAATTTCTTCTTGACTAATTTCAGGATGTTTTTCTAGAATCTCTTGATCCGTGTATCCTTCCATAATCATTTCTCTAATATGGGCCTCTCTATTTGCCTCATTAGTAACTGGATGCTCCATGTCATCCTCATCATCCTCGCTCAATGGGGATTCAACATATAATTCTTTAAATTCTTCTGGATCATCAACAATAATTTCCAACATACGCTTGTCAATTTCTTTTAATAACACAGGGTTGGTTGGATTTGATTCTTTTGCCAATTTAAGCATGGCAATATCATTTGCTTTGTCCTGTATTGAGAAACTTCTAGGATATGCAATTTCACCATTCCAAGTAGTGTCTTGATACATACACCAACATCTCATAATTTGTTCTTCTGCCAACTCCATGTTAGCCGCAAATGAACTTAATTTTGCAGATAACAATTGGAATTCAGTTTGTAAACCTATTCCTGAAAGTCTTCTTGATTCAACACTTCTTATACCACCAAGTGCCGCCGCTCTATCAACGCTTTCAATCTTATGTCGCATACTTTCTAATAGACTTGAAATGTTTTGTCCATTAGGTTGTAACAGATACGGTTTTGTTGCATCTGTTATATCATCTGGTATCTGAATTATTGCTCCTGCTCCCGCTGACGCTTCTGTTCCTGCTGTCTTAACCAAACTAGGATGGTTAGTGAGTTTTGTTAATTCTATAATCTCACTATGTTCTTCATAGATTGATCGCTGGATGTCCGCAATATCGCCTACGGCTGAGATACCCACTCCCCTGATGTTTGATCTTTCAGCATACACACAGACCGCAGGAATTTTTCCAAGTTCATTTGGTATAACAGAAACAATATTTGCTTCGTTAGGAGCATCTTCCTCAACCTTGTATACTTTGATTTCTTCAGGAGTATATTCTCTAATGTATTGTGTTGTTCCAACAATCTCTTCTCTAACCTTAAGATAGGTTAATGTGTAAAGACCGTTTGTTTCTCTATCATACTCCCAATCTAAAACATTTTCAGGAGTGAATATTGAAACATAAGGACGTATTTCTTGTGCAAGTTCTTCTGCCCTTGTATTTGTAACAACATTAGGTTTATCAACAATAACCCAAGTGTGTCCATACACCATAACGTATGCACTTAGGTCACGTAGGAATGCTTCATAACTTCTGCCATCTAAATCAGCATCTTGTAAAAATGCTTTAAGGCTAGGATCGTCTTTAACTGATCCCCAATCACGATAGATTGGTCTTCTGTACAGGAATGAATTGTAAATGCCAACAATTGATTTAACATGATTATCAAGAGCATTCATTCTTAGGCGTTTTTCATAGTCGCCTGTGCTTTCAAAATAGAAAGGCTCTAAATGTTTGCCTCTGTAGTAATCATATCCTCCAATATATGAATCGCTTAAAAAATTCCATCTACCAATATATGTTTTATATGCAGGATGAACATCATACACATATTCAATTGATATTTTTGTGGTTCCTGGAATGTATAGGTCTCTTATTCTTGGCATATTATCTTATTCCTCCTGATGTGCCACCAAATGCCCAACGTTGTGGATCTGCACTTGCGGCGTATTCTTTTTTAATTGGGAACAGATATTCCACGGCGTAACCCAATGCATCCGCCATGTGATCAAACCCTGAATCTTTATCAGGTATGCTAGTGCCTTCTTTGTAAACCAAACGTTCAAGACTCTTAATAATCTCTTTACATTTTGGATCTACAAATAGTGTTCTTGTTCCTTGTGCTGATTTTAATTTTGCGTTTGTTGCGTTAATTCTATCTCTAATTGCAGGATGACTATTTCTCATTTTAACTTCAAAGCCAGCGTTTTGTAATATACTTAAATCAGTTCTACCACCCGCTGATGTCTTCCTGGCTTTACAAGCAGGATCTGGAAACATAGTAATCTTTGAATTTGGATATCTATTTTTTAATTCTTTAACAACATCATCTGTTGATGAACCACGCATTTTAATTTCATCAATAAAATACATTTCATTGGCATTGGGCATAACAAACACAGCACTTGCCATGTTATCAACGTTAAAGTCCTGACCAACAAATATATGTGAAGTATCAAAATCATTTGCACATAATTTTACATTGTTATCTCTATCAAAATTATAGAAAACAGCACCTGAATATGTTGTAAATGTTGCTTCATATTCCTGTTGAAATGTCTTTTCATCCATGTCACGACGTGCTTGTTCTATTTCTTCTTCTGGAATCCATCCTCCATCCAATGTTGTAAATTGGAATGCTTCCCAACCATCAGTATCTTTTGCTGTGTTAAACAAATCATATGAGAATGAACCTAGTCCTCTAGGAGTGCCAGTGAACAATGCTTTGCCACCTGAATCTGATAATGTTGGTCTTAGAACTTCATACCATGCTTTAGGATCAATGTCTTGGAATTCATCCATAACCAAAAATCCCAATTTACTTCCACGTAATGAATCTGGTGAATCAGCACCTTTAATGGCAATCTCAGATCCATTACGTAGATATAATTTTAATTCTGCTTCATTTTTCTTTTCAACCCAATTTAGGTCTTTTAATTTTGCTGACAATTGGCTCCAAATAATTTCCTTACCTTGTCTGTAACTGGGAGCAACGATCCAACATTTAGATCCTGCATTTTGTGCCGCCGCTTTTGCTAATTCTCTAATAGCAACGGTTGTTTTGCCAAAACGTCTTCCAGTGATTGCCACACGAAAACGTGCATTTGAATCAGCAATCTTTTTCTGTGAAGAACTTAATGGCATTATAATCTCTCCAATAGTATTTCAAAGCCAGCCGCAATTGATGTTGTTGCTCCTGCTTTGGCTCTAATTTCAATATCTGTTTTTTCTGGTAATATTGGTGGTATTTGCCATACACGTTGGAATGGAACACCAAAACTTGTTACTAGTCCTGAAACTCTTAAAACACCACCTGGCAATCTTGTCATTAGTTTTGCAACAACAGGTTGATTCTTTTCAACTGAAAGGTTTCCTGCTATTAGATAACCTCTAAAGCCTGCTGGTACGGTATAAACTGCCATAAGTGTTTGTTGCATTTCTGCGAATATCTTAGCATAGACAACACCATCCTGTTCAATGGTTACGTTGCCTGTAGTGTTTGTGCCACCTGAAACAAAGGCTCTAAACACCCTTAAAAATTCTCTTGTGGTTGCTGTGCCACCCGCACTATCATCACCCAATGTAACCGTTTCAGTTATTTGATTGTAACTTGCATCAAGACCTTGAATTGTAATAGCAATACCATTGTCAGTTGCACCAACACTTGAAACAACATTCATGGTTGTTGCCGCACTTGGATAGGTATAAACATTGTCACCATCCCATACGGTTTTATAACTTGCTCCTGCTGTTGGCAAATAACCAAATTTATCAATACCTCCCATATTGTCATAGATGCCCTTGCGAACACCTAATCCATATGGAAAATCCATGTTTCTCTGAAAATTTTCAAACTTAATATTAGCCATAATTAATTCTTATCATCATCCCATGGTAGTGGGGATTTGTTAGCGTTGTCCTCAATTTGATCTTTCTGTGAAAGATATTGTTTACCAAGAAAAATAAGCAGACGTGTATCTCCATCAAGTGCCTTGTCCCATTGTGCCCTTCTTAAACTTTTTCTGCCTGCTTGTTTGCCTTTTTCTATTAAATCTCCAAAACGTCTTCTTAATGCGTCAGGTCTAAGACCCACCACTTCTGCTATTTCTTCTTGAGTGCATTGAATAGCCGCTAACTTATAAACAAGATCTCTATCAATGGTCTTGTATTTTTTAGTTGTTGGCTTTTTATTTTCTTCACTCATTATGCTTGTCTCTCTAAAATTTTGATTCTAATATTTCTAGAATCTTTTAGTCCGTTGGTTGTATCTATTTTGTATTC